CGCATAATATCTCAATATCAAATATCATCAGTTATTGGTATTTTCTCGATATCAGTGTCTACCGTTTCAGCCAGACTATCTATCTGTGCTAGCTCATCAGGTACAATCGGTCCAGCCCATCTGCTAACAACGTCTTCGACATAGATAGCGAATAGAACTGCTGCACCTTTGTACAATTGGATTCTGTCTGGAATTTGTAGATCATCGTAGGACTCGTCTAACCAAAAAACACCTACTGCATCGCTTTCCAGACTTTGGTGTTGAACCATGATTGCACGAACAGCAGCACCGTATATCTTGACCATCTCATCGGCTTCTTCTTCTGTCTTTGCTGCTGTAGCAATTCCAACTGCCATTTGCCATGCAGCATTGTAAGCACCGTCTTGACCCTGTGGATGAGTTGGAACTTCAAACAAGCCGGGACTAATGACAACTGCCTTAGGCATTGCTTCGCCTGGTTCGATATCAAAAGTCGTTCTATGAGCGTAGCTTGCGGGAGCAGGTAGTGGTTCACCTTCCCATCCACGTTGTCGTTCGATTTCACGTAAGTAAGTGGGAAACCATTTAATCAGTAAATCTTCCACAGCATCTTCCAGATCAGATGCAACTAGAATTTTATTGAAAACGGTTTCAGGTAACGTCATAGTTCCATACCCATTGTGAATGCCCTGTCAGTGTCATCGACAGGGAACCCATCGGTCAACTCGAGTGATGCTGTTTCGACTTCCACTTCTGGACCGAGTAGAATTGTACCCTCTAGGATACCATTCAGTATAGCCATTGCTTCATCATACCTCAACTGAGCGAAGTTTCTAACGTCGATTGTAAGGGAAGTTCTAGCAGCATAGTTAAAGTACAACTGTGCTGCTATGAACTTAGCTGCGATTACCCTGATTATCTCAGGTGTATCATCGGGTGTATCCCAACTCATCAACGTAACGGAATCTACCGCCGAGGACAAATAACCCCTAACCACGCGAGCAATACTAACCTGAATCAGATTGGTATTCTCTTCGTTCGCTTCAATTACAGGTAGGGGCGCTTCATCCTGCGACGGTAGTTCCGCGTTGATATCGTCAATTGAGGCTAGAATTTCCACTACTTATCTTCTGTCTCCGCTTCAACTGCTGCTGCACTTGCAACAAGTGCAGGCTCAGCTAGACGTCCTTGACTTTCCTTGAAAGCCATAAGAGCCTTCATTTCCTTAGGAGTCATTTCAGCTCTTTCAGACGCTGCTGCTCTAAAATACTCAGCAGGAGACTGTCCAGGCTCAACAGGAGGATACTCAAGATCCCTAACTGCACCTGCCTCGATCATGGAATCGAACTCATCCTTCTCAACCTTGAGCTTCTCAGCAGTAACTTCCTCACCAGGCTGAATTGTCTTACTAGCCTTGTTGTATTCATCAACACCAACCCGGATTGTACTCCAGGCATACATCTTATCCGCCATTTTAGATTAACCTCCCTCCTTAGGTTTAGAAGGCACCTGCACCAAACGCAGTTGTGATGAGGTAGCCAGCGCCAGCAGCAACAAGCTTGGTGTCCCACTTATAGGACACACGTACTAGGTCTGCCTTACGAGCTTCCTCACGCCACCTATCCGTAGGTCGAACTGTACCATCAGGATAGATCTGAGCAAACGTCTTACCAAAGGTAAACGTTTTCTGACCAGGAACAGGATCAACGATACCGATCCAAACGTCCTTACCCCAAAACGATGAGATAACAACAGTTGAATCAATGTTGTTGGCCGAGTTGTAGACGCTATCAACAGGAAGGATCGTGCCTTCGAATCCAGTGAGAATCTTGAATGCACCATCAATCGTAAGAGCAAAGTTCTTGAAACGATCAACGACACGCGGATGATTCTCGATATACTGGATTCCGAGAGCAGGAATAACCATCGTGTTTGGATAGCGACCCGTAGCTGCATAGACAGCCCGCATAGCAGTTTGAATGTTAGCGACAGGGTTGCTTGTTGAGCTTACACCGTTCGTGTAATCATCCCACTGCTGTGCACCTGCTAGAGTCACTTTGTTACCAGCAGCATAGTTAGCAGCGTTACGGATCAACGTGCTAACTGCTAGTTCACGATCAAGAAGCAACGACCTTGTAACTAGCTCGGTAGCATCAACTTCTGGATTGATCTGCAAAGCACCACCAAATACCGCATTTGCAAGACCACCCTGTGAAGTAAGCTGCTGCCTTTCCTCGTCCAAGATGGGAGCCTGTAGAGAACGCTCCCTAGTCTGGAATGTATCTTCCGACCACTTGCCTCCAAGAATCTCGTTAGCAACTGCACCTGGCTCACGTGCTGATTCAAAGATCAGCCAATTACTTCTATCAAACACTCTGTACCTACCAGACTGTGTATTGACAGGAGTTTCTGGCATGATTCTATCAGCATAAAGAGCCTGATCCTGATAACCAACTGAGAAGTTGGTTAGAATAGGATCACTGTATAGAGTACCAGGATCGTACATTTAAGTTATTTCACCTCCTCAATATTAGAACGTGGCACCAACAGGAGTACCGGCCATATCAATCTCAAGAGCGATACGATCACCGGCATTAACAGCAGGAGCACCTACGCACCTACCAACAACACGAGCACCGGATGAAGCAGTAGCTGTACGAACACGACCATCAGCAATTAGCTCGCAAAGAGCACCAATAGCAATGGCAGCGGATGCTTCTGCCTCTGTAATACCCATCTGACGACAAGTAACTCCCTTACCCTTAAGAATCTCACCAGCAGAAACAGGCCACTGAGCAAAACCAGCGATCTGATCTGTAATTGCGGTGACAGGAGTAACAGTTTCGGGCGCTGAGAACTTAACTGCTCGGAACTTAGTAATTGCAGCAGCAGCTCTGTAACCCTTATCTACGACAAAGTTACCAGTAGCACTCGGCATTTAATTGATACCTCCTCTCTACGCCGGTAGAGCAACCCTGGAAGCCTCAAACAAGTCAGGGTGCTTCTTAGCTGTTTCCTCAAGGACCTTCCTGGTATCCCACTCAGGATTTTCCTTGGCTGTCCTGTCCATAACCTCAGCAAACAACTTCTTAGCACCTGCTACACCAGTAGCGGTAGAAGCGTCAACCTCAGGAATGTCATCCTCGTTACCACTGGAACCGATTTCACCGAACTGATAGATACCACCGTTCATAATGGACTTGAGACAATCCTCAAAATCCTCCACGGTAACAGTACCCTCAGAGAACTTCTTATGAACGTCCTGCACCTTCTCAAGCGCCTGTGGGCTAAGACCCTGATTCAGGGTCTTGAGTCCATTACCCTCTGCCTTGCGAAGTGTCTTAACACTTTCACTAAAGCTAATAGCAGAGTTATCACGATCACGAGCCATCAACTTGTTATGCTCAGCCCAATACTCAGGATACTGCTCAGCAAACTTCTTCTCCTGCTCAGTCCTATCCTGGCTCTTGCGAAGTGTCTCAAGCTCACCGAACATAAGCCTGACCTTCTCTACAACTTCATCGGGCTTAACGTCCTCAACGTCCTTATCAATGTCAAGAACCTTGAAAAGCTCACGAGTTGGCTTCTCAGCAAACGCAAATTCCATACCCACTTTAATACCTCCTTCCCTGCTTTGACTGTAACTGCCTGGAACATCTTGATCTGGTGGTGTTGATCTTCGCCAACCTCCTTCGAGTGATGGATCATCCGAACCATCTTCGTCTGTTCTTGGCTGTGGAGGACTACCTGTTCCTGGTTCAGAATGTTCCCATTCTGCTCTCCAATTACACGGAGTCCTGCCATTACTGAGAAACGCTTCTTATCTTCCTCGTCTAGTTCATCCCACATGGACTCGCTGAAATTGATAGGCATGGTCTTTTTAGCGATAGGACGGTTAGTAAGACCACCACCAACAACAACGTCTTGATGCTTGGCACCATTGTTGTCTTCCCACTCATCCAACCAGTCTAGGGAGAAGTATTTCCACTGTTTGTCTTTTACTTCCTTCTTAGCTTCCTCAGTAAATTCAACGCGAGTAAACAAGGCCGGTGTTTCAGGATCATCAGAGCTTGGCCTAATGGCAAACTCCTTGTACCAACCAGCAGCTTTCTTACCCTTAGCACTATCGAACCCATGCTCGTAATCAATGGCAATTTCCTGACCACGAACATTTTCGTTGAAATTCCTAATCATTCGATCTAGTTTCTCGATAGTGATAGGAACTTCACCATAAACAGGTGTTTTATAGGTCCGAGCAGGCAAAGCTTCCAACCAAATCGGGCCTTCTTCGTCCAACCCCCGCACAGGGGCCTCACTGATCGCTGATTCAAGCAACTTTTAGATACACCTCCTCCCTAAGTTGCACTTATCTTGATGATACGTTTCTTTGCCTTGAGGAAATCATCTATCATCCAACATCTAATGTCATTGTCAGAGCAAGTTTCTATTATAATGAAATCATTCGTGATTTCTACGATGTAATACAGAGTCTTACCTGTAACAAAGTAGACTCCAGCTTTGAGATCAGGTTGCCGCCCCGTCTGGCTTACCGACATAGCCTGTTCCCTTCTCCAACTTAACGTTACCCTTTCCATTTGAGGTGCTTACTACATTATCGGGTTGAGGTTTGCCTTGTGGTTTAGTAGTATCACGCTTCGGCATATCAAATATCTGACGAAGCCACGCTTCCGTGGGTTCATCCTGAGTGATTGCGTCCTGTGCGAACAGATTGGCAATCGCAGCGGCCAGCATTTGCAAATCTCTAGTCTCACCAATGTTACGTACTTGTAGCTTGGGAAAGTTCCTGGTAGGATAGTTCCAAACCACCAACTCAGGAATGACGTACATGTTGATTTGATCTGCGATGTAGTTGGCCACAAACCGTAGAGACTTCATAAACAGATCGGATTGCGTACCTGCTGTAGCTCTACCACCACCGCTTTCAATACCCAGGCCGATGAACTGTACTAGAACGTTCATCAAGATCATCGAATTATGGTGTGAGGCTGACGCTAGAGCATCAGGAAGTTGTCCTGAATTGCTGAGTTCAGCGAAGCCAACCTCAACCGCTGGTGTTTCAATGATGAACGATTCTTCGTTCGTTCTAAGGTTACGCAAGAGCGTATGGAGAATTGTGCGGTCTTGTTGAGTCCACCCAGGGAGTAGCTTACCTTTTGGTACGCCGATAGAATGTCGTTCTTTCTGAATGCTGTCGATCTTGTAAAAGTGAGTTTTGTAGTACCAATGTGGATATGCGGTCCGCAGGAGAGACTTGCCAGTTAGATCACCACCCTCGCGATTGAAGGTAAAGATGATGCATCTTGCAATCTCGAGGTCAATCTCTTCAACTTTACCACCTGTGCGAATCGCATTATGCACGATTTTCTCAGGCCCACCATTATCATCGTACACAATCTCTTTGATCGTACCCGTAGGACGTGGAGCCAACTTTTTGAGCATGACGAACTGTTTGGTGTTTGCTGCGCTCTTTGTGCGCCGAGGTGCCCACTCTCGCGTCTCGTAAACTTTTTCAACTACGGTGTAACCCTTTTCATACAGATGCAGGATATCTTCGAGTGAGTTGAGGAATGGTGCGGACATACCCTCCATCAAGTTAGCTGAAATGAATTCAGCAACCTCCACGTCTAGTGGATCTTCACTAAATGGGTCAACGAAAAACTCAGCGCCAAGGATGGGAGTCTTGGCTGCTCGCATTGATACATCAACTGATGCATCCTTCATCATCTTCCCGTAAGTCTGTTGTGCGATGAATGGTGAGATTAGTTCGGGTACAACCTCACGAATTACCGTAGGCTGTGAGCTACCAACTTCATTGTCAACTTGCGGCTTAGGAATATCAGTCAAACCTTTGGCCGTATAGCTGGTACCCTGAACAATCTTACGTGGATTGAGGGTTTTAAGTCTAGAAGCCACGATTGAGTGACAACTCCTGATCCAGAATGTTGGGTCTAGAACCTATCAAGCTAGTGAGCATATCTGCACTCTCACTGCCAGCGTAGTTCTCTCCGTAGATATCAGCAAGGTGGGTACCAGCACCCATAACGAAGTGAGGACCAACGAAGTAACGTAGTGCATCACAACAGTGGTCGTCCACTTTATGCTGAATATTACCGTCGCCACCTTGTTCTTGCAAGTCTTGTTGAGTGTTGCGGCCTAGTGGCTTAACATGCAACTGAGGCATTTCCCGAGTTAGGTTGGTACATGATGGATCAACGACCAAACGCTTTTGCTTCAAAAGGCGCTTGATTTCCTCTTTGCCTAGTTTCCAGGGCACGTCCATGAAACCAACGTAACCCAGGATCACGGCAAGAGTAGCTGCCTCATCTGCGCCACGTGGGTCACCCCACATAGCTGTCACATTGTATCCCCGTGGGTTATCCCTGTCGCGCAATTCGATACCGTGTTGCATTGTGGACTGATACTTCCCGTAGTATTCTCTCCACACGTAAAC